CCCTAGACCCTCGCAAGCTTCCTCAACCATCTTGTGGATCTTATCGAGGTTCAACGCCTCTACAGCGCCGCTACGCTTCTTTACTTTGATACCGTGCCCGTTTGTCATACTTTCTTCCAGTCGTTAAATTTAAGGGTTGCTTCTAATCCACTGTAGACGTTAGAGTCTACTACATCTTGAACGTTATGTCCAGCAAGGACCATATCGTTGATGTCCTTTTGTTGTATTTTCTTTGGCCAAATGACTACCTTATCTCCTCGGTCAATGACTTTGGAGATTCGTGCGACGATCTCTCGGTTGCGTGGTTCATTATCAAATATCCAAATATAATTGCTCCAACCAAACGTCCGAACATCAGCGTCGGACCCAGCCATAGCAACAGAGTTTTCAAGAAAGGTCGCATCAAATGGTCCTTCAACAATATAAACAGGTTTGTCTTCTTTGATTCTATCCAGTCCAAAGATCTTGGGTTGTTCCTCATCGAGCATGATCGTGATGTATCTTAGTTTTGCCTTGGGGGCTAGCGATCTGCCTTGGTATCCGAAGAGGTTACCTTCTTTGTCTTTGAATGGAATAATAATACGGGGACTATCTTGTTTGAGGTTATCGAACATCTTCTTTTGTTCATTTGTCCAAGCCTTGAACTTCGGACAATAATAGAAGTAATCTAGATCTTTGATTCCTCGGTTCTCAAGATATTCTCTCGCTGGGTGAGAAATATTTAGGTCTGAAATTTTTTCAAGATCAACCCCTTTTTCACGTTTGCTGAAAAACTTTGGTTCCTGAAAATTGAACTTGGGGTTTGGGGTTGTAGTGCCTTTGCCTGTCTTGCCATCCTTGAATTTCTCCATGACATACTGGTCATGAAGGAATGTATCCTGGTCCTTCAAGAAGTTTGCAAGTGTTCTCCCCATGCCGCAGTTGTGGCACTTGAACACAAAGTCATTCTTGATCTTAAACAAATATCCCCTCGCCTTATTGCGTCTCTTCTGACTATCACCGCAGTAAGGACACCTGAAATTATACAGGTCTGCCTTCTTGCGACTGAAGAGAACTAGGCGAGAGGATACTAGTTGGATATACTTTACGTCAATAAATGACATTCATTACAAAGGCTTCACGACCTCCATAGTAGCAGCAGTCGCTGGTTGTGTCAAGAGTCTGATGATAGGTGGCGCCACTTGTAACACTGTCACAATAGTAGCGATGACAGCAGTAGCACCGATAACAAACCGTGTGTTCCTATCTGTTTTCTTATTCAGTTCTCCAATCTTTTCATCCAATTGTTTGAACATACGATCATCATACTTTTGATGATCTTTGATCATTTGGATTATAGCATCATTCACACGCTCACCTTCATCTAAACGATTTTCATGGCGCTCAAGGACAATAGCAATCTTGTTACTATTGTCCGAGATTGTCGAGACTGCTCGCTCAAGTTTGTCGAGCATCTCTTTACTCAGGTCTTCATATATGTCAAGTTTGGATTGTAAAACTTCTAACTTGGCTAGACCGAACATGTTGCTCTCTTATCAAACGTTGCGGATAGCAAAGTCAAGAGCAGATTGATACGTTGAAGCATCTTTGTTCAGCATATACTGAAACTGTTGCTTGTGTGTATCATCTAACTGAGCATAACAAGCAGCAATACGCTTTGCTGAGAAGTTGTCTAGATTCTGGACCGAACCATCCGAGAACTGAACCTTAGCGAATGAACCTTCACCCTGAGGGTTGAGTTCAGAAGTTGCTACATCGAGAGCAACTTGGATTACATCTTGATTTTCCATCATAACATTACCTTCAAATTCAACTGAGTTTTTCTGTTGGACTCTTTGCTGTTGATCCTTCTCTTTCTTCTTAAAGTCAGAGAGACGAGCTTTCATAAGAGTATCCATCTCTTTTGTTTTATTCATCATCTTCTCTTTCGCTTCCTTGCGCTTTGATTGCAAGTCTTTTTGGCGAGTGAGTTTCTTGCCTTGAGCGATAGACTTTTGTGCCCTCTCTGTGTCAGACACAATTGCCTCATCAATTTGATTTTCTACTTGTTCTTTCATTTTTCTTTTTTGGATACGGTCGAAGAGAGAGCGGGCACCTTTAGTACGCCCATCAACTTTATCTTGATTACCTTTCTTATACTTACGATGCTGTCTAGGATTTACAAATACAAAGGCAGGTGGCAGTGCGAGACCAGATCCGTCCCCTGCCATCATTTCATTCAAATTAGATTCAGACTCTTTAGACATTCTTGGTCAACATCCTCGTTAAGTGAAGGTGGTAATCTATTTAGAAATAACATAAATGCTCTAATTTGAGACCAATATGTTGCTTCTACTTTATAAAACAGCAATGGAGTTGCTGCATCATCAAACACATTATACAATACAATCACATGATTTAGAATAAGGTGGGTCTTCAATTCACCCGTCGTTTCGTATCTTTTCAGTAGTCTTTTGATATACTTGAACCTTTTCAGGTCTTCTTCAAAATCACTGTAAGTTACTGACGACGGGTTATTGTAGTTTTGAATGGCAAAGAACAACCAGTTATCTGGCGTCAGTTCACTAAAATTCATTTAGATTATGGGTTGACTGTTAGTGTAGCATCGTTGGAAACAACTTCCTCACCACCAACAGTGTTGGTTACCTTGACACGGAACTCATAACCATCTAGAGCAACGGTTACATCGCCAGCAGCAATTGTGAGTTCGCCAGCAACTGAAGTGGTGTCATAGATACCACCATCGAGAGCTGCGGTGACATTCGCCCAGCGACCATTAGCGGTCTTCTGACGCTGCCATGTGTAAACAAGAGTTCCAGAATCAGTAGAAGAAACTGAAGCAGCATCGAAGGTAACTGCGTTTCCAGCAGTAACTGTGACAGCAGCGAGAACGCCAACTGTGATTGCCGATGCTACATCTGCTGCGATGTCGTCATCAGCGTCAGCAGTATTAACAGGAGCATCCTTGAATGATACAAGGTGCTGTGCTTTATGACGGGTATTACCTTCGCCATCGGTGTATGTAAAATACTCCCACCAACCAGGAGCAGTTAAACCACGTTCAATATTCTCAGCAAGAGTTGCCTCAACATCATCAATAAAGATTGAACGGCGGGCAGCAGTAGCATAACCCTGAGCACCAGAAACAGTGCTGTCACCATCAACGATCAGGGTGTTATCGTGATCATACTTATCTACAGAATTCTTCTCGGTGGTATTGAGAAGTTTCAAGCTTTGTGCGTCTGTTTCAGCGCGACTATACAGGGACATGGATACGTACTCCAGTTGATAAACTATTTTCCTAAATTTTATTTATAAAAATAGGGGACTTGCGTCCCCTAGATATCACTCAGCAGGAGCTTCTTCTCTTGCTGCGATTGCTTTCTTGACAACTTCTAGAAGTTGATCATCCATTTCGGTCTTGGTCAATTTGACTGCTTTCTCTAGAACGAGAATACAGATCTCAACTAGTTTTTCACCTAGTTCTTCGTTGTCAGGAACTTTGGCAACGGCATCCTTGACGATCTTAGCGGCAAGGGGAAGTAAGAATGAGAGCATGGTAATTCAGCATAATGAACTGAATTATTTATTTGCTTTTCATGTAGTCCGCAGATGTTTGTATATAATCAGCTGCGAGAGTGATCTTTGACTGAACCCACTCTGGCAGATTGTCTGCTGGTTGTAGTAGATCGTGAAGTTCTTGAGCGTTGCGGATGACACCTTTTAGTTGTGTCTTCGCCATGTCTCCTTCATAATCATACTCACCTTTGTCATAGTTCTCCTTCATCTTCTTGTTCTTATGCTTCCAAGCAGTAGCATAAGCAATTGACTTTTCATCATCAGACAACTTACCATCCTTGGCATATCCTTTCTTGATATGCTTTACCATTCTCTCATACTTAGCACCTTCAGGTGCTTTCTCTTTGATGAGATCTGGATGAGGAGCATAGAGTGGTCCTTGATAATTACCAGCGAACTTAACGCTTTCATTATTGACCTGAGAAACCATGCCCTTCTGTCCGTCATTGACGGTAGGCATAACTTCTACAGTACCCTTCTTTTTACCTTTGCGTTCTTTCTTTTCGCAACCACAATCTTCGCGGAGTTGTTTAAATGTCTTCATTTTTTCTTTGACATACCAATGATCTTGCTGACTTTTTTACGACGCATGTGGAGATACTTGTCAGACTTATCTACATCTCCGTCGTTGTCGATGTCCTTATCCTTACGCTCAGAATGCTTACCCTTGAGTTCAGAGTGGTTGACGGCATCTAGTTTCTTCTCTGCTAGTTCCTCACCATCGTGGGTTAGTTCGTCGCCTGCCTTGACACAGTTGTCAACAGTCTTACCACCCTTCTTCTTGGTGCCAGCAAGTTTGTATCCTTTCCAGCAAGCCTTACCATCAAGACCCTTTGCCTTTTCGATGACATAAGTTTCGCCATCAACTTCATACTCTTCACGCTCAAGAACTTCATACTCCTCATTCTTAGGAGCACTTTCCTGACCGACGTATCCACCTTTCTTAGCGGTCTTCTTGCGCTTAGTGGTGTCTTCAATCTCAGCACCGTTTGACTGAGGATCCATACCATCGAAAGGTGCTTCCGAAAGGTTTAGTTCTACAGGAGCGGTATTCTGGAAGGTGTCGCCTCCCATCCATCTACCATAAGCTTCCATCAACCCTGACGAAAACCCATCATTGCTGTTGACGTTATTAACTGGCTTCTGATATTTCATCGTTTAATAAGGAGGTTCTTCTCGTATTATTTATAGATCTAATATTCTTGATCCACTCACGGAACATCTGACCTTCCTCAGAAATAACAATGGCATAGTTACCACCAACCCTGTGGATGTGTCCTTTCTCTCCTGTGCGTGAAGACATAACAGCATCACCTTCTTTGAAAACTTCATGCTGTCTTTGTTGTTGACGCAGTGCTTCTTCTCGTAGTTTCTTAAAATCTTTCATTTCAATCCTTTTACAACTTCACCCATTAGTTCTTTTATATCTTTGTCGCTAAGTATACTGGGCATACCTTTCTTGAAGGCACCAATATTCATTGTTGCTGCAGCGTATCTCATTTTAGTAGCAGACATGCCTTCAGCACCTCCCGCCTCTTTATTTCTCTTTCCCGCATTTACAAATTCAATAGTTCTATATGTATATTCTACACCATTATACTTAGAAACCATTGATTTGTATCCTTCAAATTGATCATCTCCAGCCACAAGAACAATGTCATCATACTCACCCTGATACCTTTGAAACAATTGAATAATTGTTTTGATATTAGTATCATAAACAACATTAGTTGAATACTGGGGAAACATTTTTTTCAACCAATAATTTTTTCTATCGGCAGGCAATGGATTTGACTTGAATCCATTGTCATCTTTTTTGCCACCAAAAGAATGGGTGGGATAGATAAAGAAATCATCCAGACCAGCAGTTGCCTTGGTAATATCCATCAACTTTTGGTGACCAATTGTTGGGGGATTGAATCTCCCCCAAGCAACTACTACTCTCTTCATTTCTTAGCCCACTTCTTCTGTTCGTTAAAGTTTCTTTCACTGAAACCACCAAGGCGTTGAACGATTTTTACCGCTCTTGATGAATCTCTAACGACGACATATCCTTCTTGATTACCAACTTCATAAGTTCCATCAGATTCATTATAGTAAAACGTCTTGAAACGTTCACCAGATTCAAACTTAGGAATGAAGATGGTTTTGATGTTTTGGATACTATTATATATCCCAACCATAGCAATGAATTCTCTCTTATTTTTTTGAAGGAATTCATATCCCTTATAAAACTTATCTTTCCACTCAGCAATCTTTGGAGGTTGTTTTAGGCTAGTGTACTTTGCTCTTAGTTTTTCTTCATAATAATTAGAATAATCCGTAAAAAATCTACTAGCACTATTAACTACTTGACCTTCTCTTACTCTAGCATTGAAATACTGCTTGATAAAATATGCGTGATCCCAAGAGTCATCATAGTTAGCAGCAATAGCATTCAAGAACTTAGCGCATCTCGGAAGAAGGGTATTGACTGCTCGCTTAGATCTTTCAATATTTCTTTTTTCTGTGGGCGTAAGCACCATACTAGAACCCAGTTCAGATGTGTATGGTGTCAAGATCAACATCTGTTTAGTGGAGAGATGCGAAGCATCAAATCCAAAACTCACATTCAAGTCATGGATAGTTTTAGCATTAGGATTGGCAGGATACTTTGCGTGAATTACCACACAAGCATCGCAGTTTTTAGCTTTGTCATAGAGATCATCATGATCTGGAATACAATAACTAATCAACTGAGGTTTGAACATGATGCAGTTTTCACCATGAACATCCCGAACCAGTTGTCTACTGCTCTTATGAAAAAGAAAGTCTCCTTGGATAACATCTTTTAGTTTACCAGAATCATACAGTGGTTTGAATCCTTTCCATAATGCCATGTATGCTTTCTTGAGATCTGGAGCAGCTTTGGTGTCTCCCGTGATCTCTGCTTCAGACTTATACATCCCAGGAGTTTTATTGAAGACACTCTTCTTACCAACAAAGAATGCTCCATCAGCGGGATCATATCCACAGAAGATAGCAGGAGAACCATCCCATTTAGTAGTGATCTTTCGGTTCCCTTTAGGAGCAGAAGAAAATGTATGAGTTAGATCGTCAATGTACTCAAAAGCTTCATCGACTCCTTTCTTCCCCAGCATGAGCATGAGGTCTTCTGCGTGTTCTAGGTGAAGATTAGCTGCCATTAGACTACAGGTGTTGAGAGGAAGAGGTTGCCATCACGATCTTTTTCTACCCAGTGTGTCACACGAGTTTTCTCTCCATACGGGAAGACAGAGAAACGAGCACCTTGAACTCCCATGTCAGAACGTCCTTCACCTTTCAAGATGTTCGCTGTTGATGCTTTCTTGATACACATTAGCACGGGTTCAAAGGGTCCCGTCATCTCAGTGGGGAAGTTTGTCAAGTGTCCACTCATGGACAAAGTGGAGTGGGACTTTCCATAGGTGATGATAGGGTCTCCCTGAAGAACCACATTACATTTCTCTTTACCAAAAGATCCAGCATGACCAGGACCATATACAGCGTACTTTCTTAGGTTAGCGTGATTACCTCCATTGATTCTCATGCCAATAGTGATACCAGAATCAAACTTAGTAAAATCAATGATGTTTCCAATACCGACGATTTCTTTCATGTAGTCAACAAATGCTTTGACTGTGGCATCAGTTCTATACAACTGAGTCATACCACCCCACTGTCCAAAGTCTTTTGCTTGAGATCCTTTCTTATGCGATGCCCAACAAACTTCCACCAGTTGTCTATTTTGAAGAGCAACAAATACTAGGTCCGCTTTACCTGTGCCAGCAACTTTGTTTACTCCAATAACATTTGTATAAACAGTATTGCCAATCTTCATGTTAAGTCCACGACCACCATTAGCACCAGCAATCTGTTCCAACTGACTATTGAAGTCTGAAATGAAAGCAGACTCACCATCTTCAGTTGCGGTTGGATAATTCAGTGTGTAATTGATACCAAGTTCGTCAGATAGAAATGCTAACTTACCCCACTTGACAGATCTAATAGTTCCCTTAGGAGGTTTACCACCTAGACCTTGATTACTGTTACCATAGATTGTTCCATCTTTTAGTATCCAACTGCTATTAATAGTTCTAGCAAGCGTTGGAGATTTTGATGTTCCAAACTGAACTTTGATTGGTACTTTATTCCATGGAGGTGCTCCAGGACCAGCAATTCCAGGGGTTGCTAAATTTGTTGCTGAAATACCAGTGCGTTGTTCGATATATTGTTTGAGATTAGCAACACTGCCAATACCTCCACCACCCAAATCAAATTGCTCAGTCCTAAATTTTTTCCACTTTTTTTTCTCAGCATCCCATTCAGGAACCATCAAATACAATTGAGTGAAGTAAATGTATACACCATCGTCTGAATCACTATGCTTAGCAAGCAAAACAAAAGGATGCTTATGCTTACACCTAGTAAAAATCTCATCGATTACATCATTATATCTCTTGGTAATTTGAGACCAAGATAATGCTGTAGAACCCTGAGTTGCTGGTGGATTTGCAGATGCTGTTGACATGAAAAAACCTCCCGTCTAACTATTTAGAGGGGAGGTTATTGAGATAGTCTTTCTCATGCGAATAAGGAATTTTTTTGCCAGACCAGATCTCATATCCTTCTACAAGATCTGGGATCAACCACTGGTCCACCCGATAGCAATACTTCCAGTTGACAGGTTGAATACAATTCATCACGACAACTTGGAAGAATGCTACTAGGTGGATCCAGA